TTATCCGCGATGCAACGTAACCGTCCAGTGGCAGCGGCCGGACTGCAAGGTTCCGTCGATTGCGTCCGAGCCAGTCGCAGTAGCCTCGAAACCGATCGACAGATTCTGATGTTCTGCTCCCTGACGAGCCAGCTTGCCACTCAAGTGGCCGTCGCTGCTGACTGTGCCCTGGATGACAGTCGTGCTCTGGAACGGGTCGAAACCAAATCCCTTCTCGCCAATCGACATCAAGCCCTCGGTTGTCGACCCACACGCGGGATCCACCGGCACGACGGATCCTACCCAGCGGCCTTGCAGGCCATGCCAGGCCAGAACCTGACCGGACTGCAACCGCTCGCCCAGATCCCCCGAGCAGCCCGCCAAAAGCGGAACCAGAATCAATCCCCATAGCGCGGCGGCAACGCCGCCTCCGAGTGTGCCGCGCAGCCGGGCCGTTCGGAGGGCCGCGCGTGCCACGCGGGTCCCACGAGCCCCGCGCGAATTAGCTCTAGGATTCTTTTCGGAATCTTCTTGCCCATCCACCCCATAATCAGGTATATAACCCGACATGATGGCGGTGCGCGCGAGCGAGCGTCTCACCAACCTCTCCTCCCAATGCTGAGCGCGCCGACGGTCCGTGCTGTCTCACTTTGTGCCATGTGGTACGGGAACTGACCTGCAACTACGCGGCTCGGTTGACGCTTCGCCAAGGCAGCGCCTACCACTTTTGCAAGCTTCACCCTGGAACTCCATCACCTGAACGATGCCGGGTTCCCTCCACGACTCGCAGAGTTTGGCCGCTGGAGCCAGTCAGCCTCGTACGATCTGCCCGAGCTTGCTCGCCTGGGCAAGCTGGGTCGTCGCTCAGAGCGGACAAACGCCAGCGGTGCACCATCGCCTGCTGCTGCAGCACCTCGACCGCATCAGCCACGGCGCAATCGATCGCTTGCTAATACTGATGCCGCCGGGATCGGCGAAGACTACCTACGCATCGTTGCTGTTTCCAGCATGGTGGTTCACGCAGCATCCCAATAGCTCGGTCATCACGACGTCACACACCACGATACTGGCCCAGTATTTCAGCCGCCACGTGCGTGAACTGGTGAGAGAGTACGGGCCTCACCTGGGCTGCACCCTGCATGCCGGCGTACAATCGGCTGCTCACTGGCAGACATCGGGGAAAGGCGAGTACTTCGCCGCCGGGGTTCGCGGTCCGCTAACGGGACGTCGAGCAGATCTCGTCATCATTGATGATCCGGTGAAGTCGCAGGCCGAAGCCGACAGTCCGGTCCTTCGGGAGAGACTTTGGAACTGGTACCGCTCCGATCTGACGACCCGATTGAAGCCGAACGGCCGGATTGTGCTCATCATGACGCGCTGGCACGAAGACGATCTGGCCGGTCGCCTGCTCGCACAGAACCCGGACGAATGGCACGTCGTTCGCCTTCCTGCCCTGGCAGAGGAGCACGATCCACTGGGCCGTCCCCCGGATGCCGCTCTATGGCCGCAGTGGGAGGATGAAGCTTCGTTGCTGCGCAGAAGAAATACCGTTGGCGAACGGGCTTGGTCTGCACTGTTTCAGCAATCGCCTCGGCCCATCACCGGCAGTCTGTTCAAGACTGACTGCATCGATGTGCTGGACGCTTCTCCATTGCGCTCCGTTGGTCTGGTCGTGCGCGCCTGGGACCTCGCCGCCACGGCTGCCACGGGAGGCAATGATCCGGATTGGACGGCCGGTGTGAAGCTGGTCCGCGACGATGTAGGCCGATTCATCGTGCTTGACGTCAAGCGCATTCGCGGTGGTCCGCATGAGTTGGAAGACGCCATCGCGGATACCGCACGGATAGATGGTATTTCCGTATCAATCGGTCTGCCGGAAGATCCCGGACAGGCCGGCAAATCACAGGTTACCTGGCTCGCCAGGCGTCTTGCCGGCTACCGCGTCGATTCCTCGCGCGAGAGTGGCGCCAAGACGACACGCGCTGCACCTGTGGCCTCACAGGTGGAGGCGCGCAACTTTGCCATCATACGCGGCAACTGGAATCATGCATTCCTCGAGGAGCTGCGCGACTTTCCGTTCGGCCGCAAGGACGACCAGGTTGACGCATTGTCTCGCGCCTTCCGAATGCTCACCGAAGCCGGTCGGCCGGCACGTCAGATCTCCGTGTCGTATCTGGCGCGGTAGGTGATTTGAAATCCGGGGTCAGACTGCAATGTTCGAAACGCTCTGCAACCTGATTCCGCGTGACCAGCAATTCCCACCGCGTGCACGGGCATTGGATATCCTGAAGCGTGTGTTGGACGGCAGGTTATACGATGTCTTGCCATACCAGTTCCATGAGGAACGCGGCGCCGGTGGGGAATACATCCCCCTGCGGAACCGACGCCCCAGCGTGCGCTACGCGTTGTGCCGCATTGTCGTAGAGGACAGCGTATCGCTGCTATTCAGCGAGGGGCATTTCCCGACAATCGACTGCGCTGACCACACGATTCGCGGTGCACTCGCCGACATCGTCAAAGAGGCTCGCCTCAACCTGATGATGACCGAAGCGGCAATGCGCGGCGCCATCGGCTCTGTCGCCATCCTCATGCGTGTTCTGCGCGGTCGGATCTTTTTCGATGTCCTGGATACGACATATCTGACACCCGAATGGGACCCTGAAGAACCCGACACGCTCACACGCGTCACGGAGCGATACAAGGTGGCTGGGAACCTACTTGCTTTGACCGGCTATACGATCGCGGACGCTTCTGCTGACCACTGGTTCACCCGTTGCTGGGACGTCGACAGCGAGATCTGGTATAAGCCGGTGCCAGTCGGCAGCTCATTCGATCCGGAGATCGACGAGACCCGTAGCGTACAGCACGGCCTGGGTTTCGTTCCCATCGTTTGGATCCGCAATTTGCCAGGCCCGTCGTCGACCGGCGATCCCGCCGATGGCGCCTGCACATTCCGTGCGGCTGTCGAAACACAGATCGAAATCGACTATCAACTCAGCCAGGCAGGACGTGGCCTGAAATACAGCAGCGATCCAACACTGCTGATCAAGGAACCTGCCACCACGGACAACCAGATCATCAAGGGCGCCAGCAACGCTCTCGTCGTCAGTGAAAAGGGTGACGCGCGTCTGCTGGAGATCGGTGGCACGGCATCGGCCGCGGTCATCGAATATGTCCGGACGCTCCGCGAGCTGGCGCTGGAAAGCGTACATGGCAACCGAGCCAACGCCGATCGACTGACCGCGGCCCAATCGGGTCGCGCGCTGGAACTGATGAATCAAGGCGTGGTTTGGCTCGCCGACAATCTGCGCGTGAGCTACGGCGAAGGTGCATTGTTGTCATTGGCACGCATGGTTCTGCAGGCATTGCAGGTCTATCGACTGCGCATTATGGGACAAGAGATTTCTGCCTTGGATCCCACCGCACGACTCTCCCTCAAGTGGCCGCATTGGTACCCGGTCACCGCCGATGACAGACAGAAAGACGCGCAGACACTGAGCACCTTGGCGAGCGCCGGCCAGATCAGCCGCGAGACCGCGGTGAAGGCGATTGCTGACACGTTCGATATAGAGGACGTGCCCGCGGAACTTGCGCGAATCGCCGCCGAAAAGAAGACCAGCGGTAATATTTGATGTCAGACAACGAATCGCCTGCCGAACCGGATGTTGATCTGGTCGTGGAGCTGCGCGCGAGGGCGGAGTCCCTCGAACGCCGCTTGGCCGATACCGAACGGGACACCAAGGCTCGCTTGATCCGTGCCGAGTTGAGGGTGGAAGCGGTTCGCGCCGGAATTGTCGATCTCGATGGGTTGAAGCTGCTCGATATCAATGATGCGAAACTGACAACTGAGGGCGAGCTGGAGAATGCCGGTCAGCTCATGGCTCAACTAAGGCGGGCCAAACCCTGGCTGTTCGGCAATACGTCATCCTCAAGCCCGACGAGCGCGCCACCCGCACAACCGCCTCGGCAGAAACTCGCAACGGAAATGACCGATGATGAATACCGGCTAGCGCGTGAAGCGCTTTTGAAACACCGGCCATAGGCGCTGTCGGCAATTGCTCGCGACCGACAAGGTGCACACAGACATCAACCACGCTGAGGGGATCCCCGGATGGGTATTCAAAATTTTCCTGCTGCTTTACAACCGATTATCCAGCTGGGTTTCCTGGAGCGGGAATTCCAACAGGCATTACAGTCACGTCTCGGCTATCGCGCCTGTGCCGATCGCGTCCAAATTTCAGTCGGGATCGGCGAAACTCTGACCAAGACGCGCGCCGGGCTGAAGCCGAGTATCACAACACCCCTGCAGCCAAGCACGAACACCAACTTCGATAACGGCTTGACGCCGGGGAGTTGGGGCGTGGAGCAGTACACCATTACCATCAACCATTACGCGGCTACGACAGATTTAAATATGGTCACCAGCCGCGTTGGAATTGCCTCGCAGTTTCTGCAGAACGCCTACGTGAATGGTGAGCAGGCGGCGCGCAGCCTGGATGAGTTGGCACGCAACTCGCTGTTCAGCAGCTACTTCGGCGGCAACACCCGGGTGCGTGCCGCTCTGGGCAGCCCCAGCACGGCACTGACGGCCGATGATATCCGCGGCTTCCAGACTGCCTTTGTGAACGGCGTCCAGCAACCGGTTGGTGTGTCCAATCCTGTCACCGTGACGGTCGGGGCCAATGCTTACACGCTGGTCGGCGCCACGGCAGACGTCAGCAATGTGTCCACTGCGCCAAATGGGGTATCCGGCGTCCTGACTTTCTCCGGCAACGTGTCGGCGTCCGACGGGACGGCCAATAACGCGGTGATCGCCGCCAACGCATCCGTCATCGTCAGGCCCTCCCAACGGACCACAACCACAGCATTGACGGCCACGGATGTGCTGACAATGGCGAGTCTACTGGATGCAGTTGCCAAGCTGCGGCTCAACGCCGTGCCAGAAATCGGTGGAGTCTACAATTGCTACCTGGACCCAGTGTCTGCCAGGCAATTGTTTTCCGACCCGGATTTCAAGCAATTGTTCCAGGGCGCCACCTCTGCCAATCAGGTGTTTCGCCAGGGCATGACCAACGATTTCCTCGGGCTTCGGTTCGTCCCGACAACCGAGGCTTACGTGCAGGCGCATCCGACGCTGCCAGGCCTGATGGTCCGCAGGCCCATCGTCTGCGGCCAAGGAGCCCTCATCGAAGGTGACTTCGCCGGCATGGCAGCCGACGATGTCGTGCCTAAGGATTCGATCGTCGCCGTCGTGGACGATGTAGCGATGGTAACGCGGGAACCGATCGACCGGCTGCAGCAGATCATCGCCCAGTCTTGGTATTGGATTGGCGGGTTCTGTGCGCCTTCGGATACGACGACCAATCCTACCACCATTCCCACCGCGACAAATGCCGCATTCAAGCGCGCGGTTATGGTCGAGCACGTCGGCTGAACTGGCAAAGGCGAACCAGGACATGGCTGTCGGATCCGTTACGCCGTTCCGTCCGACAGGAACGGTATCACTCAGCGTGGGCACATCATCTGCCACCGTAGCATTGGCTGGCGGGGGAGATTCGATCGTGGTGACCAACATAACCGCCTCGCTCGCCTATGTTCGGTTTGGCGCGGATCTGTCGATATCCGCCTCGGTGACGGATATGCCGGTGATGGCGAACAGCAAGGTCATGCTGTCGGCGAACGCCTTGGTCAATTTTGCCGCTGCCATCCTGACCACTGGTAGCGGCGCCATACTGTTCACCCGTGGCGACGGATCCTATGTCTGATGGCATTCACTGATTCCGAGAAGACAGATATCCGTCGCTTTTGCGGATACCCTGCCTATGGAGCATCGCCGGCCGGACAGCAGACATGGCGATTCTTTCAGGCCTACGGACTGCTCGAATTCAGGATGAATAACCTGTCGGAGGCCGAAGGGGTCGTCGTGCGTCGCTACCTGGGCACGCTGACAGTATTGGAGTCCGCTGTTCCCCGCTCCGGCGATAATCTTGATACCGACCAGGCCGCGGTATGGACGCGCAATCGAGACGAACTCCGCGACCGCGCCAAGCTGTTCGACGACTGGCGGCGCCGGTTGTGTGGCTTCTTTGGTGTTCCGCCGGGACCGGCGATGGCGGACAGCGGCATCACTCTGGTGGTTTGAGCATGAATCCGACCGAGTTGCAGGACCGTATCCATAAGGCACTCAACTCCGCGGCGCGCGCAATTGGCGCGGACACCGACGCGTATCGACCCTCGGGTGTTTCCGAGCCGCTGGCTCCCATGAACCGCTTCCTCCGACTGCGCGCGGCGTTCACCGCAGAGGATGGCAGGTTCGCGCATCCCAACGCATACGGTGATGCACTCTGGTACGGTGTGTTTGATGCAGCCTACACTCGGATTGGCGATTACCTTGTTCAGCAAGACGCAATCTGGTTCGTTGCCGCTCAGCAGCGGTTACTGCCAGTTCTCTGCGTCCAGACCAGCCGAGTTGTTTCATTCTGGCGGCCGGCGGCACCTTCGAGCACGGGCGTGAACGCCTATGGCGGCGTGACCACCGAGACCAACACACCGCTGCTTACGAACTGGCCGGCGAGCGTATTGGGTGCATCCGGTCGCGGGCATCCAGATACCGAACTTCCCAGTGACAGTTCCATCCCTTACTGGACCGTGCTGCTACCAGCATTTCCAGGGGTAGTTTTGCTCCCTGCGGACTTCATGACTGACGATCTCGGCCGAAATGCCGTCGTCGCGGCGGCCGAGTTGACTGATCTCGGCTGGCGCGTAAGCGTGAAGCAGGCGACCACGTGATGGCTGACCAATCAGACGTGGAAGAAGCTCTGGTCAGCGTTGTCTCTGCCACCCTTTATCCGAGTGGTACCAGCGAACCCAGTGTTCCTGGACCGGACTGCCGCATCTATCGTGGTTGGCCGAATTCGGCAGCTCTCGATGCTGATCTTGCCGCCGGGAAGATCAATGTCACGGTGTTCCCAGGCAGCGGCATGGGGCGCACGACAACACGCTTCATGGGACAATCGGTTGGATCACCGGCGCAACCGACCTTGACGTATGTTGTCGTCGGCACGTCGGTCACCTTCGGCGGCAGCGCAGGGGTTGGCCAGATCGCCGGTATTCTCGCGGATGGCTTCAGCTATGTCTACCGAACACAACCGGGCGACACGCCTGACCTGGTGGCGGCCAGCCTTGCGGCGATGGCTCGCAGCCACTTCATTGTTCTGCTCTCGCATGACACACTGACTGTCGCCGGGGTCGGCAAACTCTCGGCCCGGGTAGTCGCCGACGCGTCTGTGAGACAAGAAATTCGCCGCCAGGAGCAAAGTTTTCGCATCACCTGCTGGTGCCCCACTCCCGCAACGCGCGATGCCACGGCAGCCGCAATAGACCAGGCCCTGAGCGGCATCCACTTCGTTGCACTGGCAGACGAGACAAGCGCTCGGCTGGTCTACATTGGCACGACCGTCTTCGATCAGTCTCAGAATGCCAGGCTGTATCGCCGTGACCTGAACTATAGCGCAGAGTACGCCACCATATTGACGAGCTCACTACCGGCAATGCTGTTCGGGGATCTTGGCGTCAACGCAGCGCGCTTCACTGCCTGAATACTGGAGACTCCATGGACATGCACCTGGTTGTGGTGAGGGCATTTGGCGACCTCGCGCGCGGTGACATCGTGACCGATGTCGTGCGCATTACAGAGATTCTGAACAGTGAGCATGCCCGCTCTGTTGTGCGAGTGGTCGCTCCGGCCAGCAAGGGAGCCTGAACCGTATGCCAATCGTTCAGCAGGGCAGTATCAACACGACGGCGCTCGTGGTACCCGATCTCTACGTCCAGATCGTTCCACCGCAGAACCTCGTGCTGAACGGCGTGCCGACCAATGTGGTTGGCGTCGTCGGTACGGCATCATGGGGGCCGGTAGGCCAACCGGTGATTGTCTCCACAATGGCGAACTATGCCCAAAGCTTTGGGCCCATCGTGGCACGCAAATACGACATGGGTACGCAGATTGCTACTGCGGTCCAGCAGGGTGCTCAGAACTTCCGCTGTGTCCGGGTAACGGACAACACGGACGCCGCTGCGCAGGCTGTGGTTCCTGCAACGACAGTCACCTTTACAGCACTTTATACGGGGTCCCTGGGCAATCAGGTCGTGCTGACGTTGAATGCGGGATCGAGGCCAAACACCTGGCGACTGACAATTGCCCTGCCTGGTCTGCAGCCGGAAGTGTACGACAACATTGGCGGTGCCGGCGCGATATTCTGGACGGCTTTGGCCAATGCCGTGAACAAGGGACTGGGACCGCAGCGCGGCCCGTCGCAACTCATCGTCGCCAGCAGCGGCGGCGCTACTATTGCGCCGGTGGAGTTCTCCCTCACTTTAGGGGCGAGTACCGCGGGATCCGACGGTGCCGCCAGCGTCACGGCCAGCAGCCTCGTCGGTGCTGACATCCCACCACGCTCAGGCCTTTACGCATTGCGCGGACAGGCCTGTGGTATCGCGCTGCTGGCTGATTCCGATGATCCCAACTACTGGACCACGCAAGCAGAGTTCGGCCTTGAGGAAGGCCTCTACCTGATCCTGACTGGCCCGGCTGGCGATACGATTCAGAATGCCGTCACCGTCAAACATCAAGCAGGACTGGACAGCTATGCCGCCAAGCTCATGTTCGGCGACTGGTTATGGTGGTCTGATCAGGTAAACGGCACAATTCGCCTTGTATCACCGCAGGGATTCGCAGCCGGCCGCCTGGCAAATCTCTCCCCTGAACAGTCGAGCCTGAACAAGCAGCTATATAGCGTTATCGGCAGCCAGAGGTCGGGCTCTCCCGGCTCAGGCCAGAGCGCCTCCTACTCATCTGCCGACCTAGCAGTCCTGCTGGGAGCCGGTGTAGACGTCATCTGCAATCCCCAGCCTGGTGGCAGCTTCTGGGGTGTCCGAGGCGGACACAACTCCTCGTCCAATGCAGCTGTCAATGGTGATAATTATACCCGCCTCACAAACTATATTGCGGCCACGCTTGCCGCGGGAATGGGCCAATACGTCGGCCAGGTCATTACGGCCGACCTGTTCCGCCGGATCCGCGCCACGCAATTGGCGTTTCTGCAAAACATGCTTGGCCAGGGTCTGCTCGGCAGCACCGACGGCAGTCTGCCGTTCAGCGTGATCTGCGACACCAGCAACAATCCATTCAGTCGAACCGATCTGGGATACGTGCAGTCGGACGCGCAGGTGCAGTACCAGGCGATCAATGAGAAGTTCATTGTTAATATGGAAGGCGGCCAGACCGTGCAGGTGTCCCGCCAGACCCTGCCTAGCGGACAGCCGTCGTAAGGAGGAAACCGAATGTCGCTGACCATGTTCTCTGTAGGCCGTGACACCCAGTTGGTGATCATTGGGCCCGCGGGCCGGATCGACCTCACACATGTCACCTCATTCGAAAGTCGCCAGATCACCCATTCCGTCCGGGTGGACCGGCTCGACGGCACGCGTATCGGAACGGAACTCCCTAAAGGTTGGGAAGGCAGTTTCGAGCTCGAACGCGGCAATTCCGTCGTCGATGATTTCATCGCTGCTGCGGAACAGCAGTATTTCAACGGAAGCAACGTCAGCCCCGGCACAATGTATCAGTATGTCACCGAGACAGACGGTTCCACGTCAACTTACCAGTACGACAACGTCATTTTCCGACTGAGCAATGCCGGCATCTGGAAGGGCGATAGCAGCGTAAAGCAGAAACTCGAGTTCTTTGCAGTTCGCAGGCGCCGCATCTGATGACCCCGTCCGCATCCATCATTGCGTCTGCCGGCTTAACTCAGACCGTTACCGACAGTGACGCGAGACGATTGACGATCCGCCGCCTGTCCGCGCTCGATCGGTTGCGACTGTTCAAGGCCGCAGGCCCGCTGCTGGCACAAAATCAACCCTGGCTGGGCATGGCGCTCATCGCCAGCTCGGTTGTGGCTATCGACGACGTCCCGGTTCCCCCACCGATCAACGAAGTGCAGATCGAAGCGATGATCGGTCGCCTGGGCGATGCAGGCGTTGCGGCAATCGTCCAGGCCCTGCAAGAGACGCCGGAACCGACGGGCGTGGAACTCATGGACAGCGCGGGAAACTGAGTCGGCACCCTGACCTGATCGACTGCCTTTATCTGGTCAGGAACGGGGTGCCATTCGACGTCGCCTTTAGCCTGCCACCAGACGAGCGCCTGGCATTCGTTGTTGTACTGGGAACGTTGAGTGGTCGAGTCTTTGATTGGCAGACACTGCAATGGCAAGTGGGAATTTGAAGAGCGTCGAAACCGACCCCGGCAGAATTGGCGCCCTGCTCGATTTGGGTGCCGAGGCATCCGCCGCGGCAGCCTGGGTACCTCTTGAGATGGCAGCACTCGGCATCCTGGCCGAATCCGGTGCGGCCACACTCGCGCAACTGATGGCACTCGGCGCTGGGTTGTACTCAATGAGCCCAGGGACAGCACCAATGAAGTCACTAATTGGTTCTAGGCAGACGCAGAGAGAAGAGTCGGCGTCGGACGGCGATGATATCCATCGGGGCAGCTCCATGCCTGCCGATGGTGAAGTCTTGCATGATGGTGAGGTCTTGCATGACGACAGGCGCGCTCCTGTCAGTTTGGGGCGTGCGACACCTCCGCATCAGAGGATACCCGCCGAGACTGCCAACTCCGCAACAGCGGCCAGCCTTGCAACATCGATAGATGCAATCGCCCCGGTCATCCAAATACATGAGCCGTCGCTGTCAATGGCCAGCATCTCAATATTCGACGTGCCGGTTTCCATGACTGAACCGTCCGCGCGATCGACGGCGGTGCTACACCCACAATATACCGACTTGCTGGCTCCGCTAAACGGGCCTCTTAGCCCAGTGCCGGAGACCTATGTGGCTCCGCCCACTTCCGGCGCCGGGCCGGCATCTGATCCGGCGCACCTTTCGGTCAATGAGCCCAATTGGGCCGTAGCAAAGCATAGCGCAGAACCGCGGCGGCACGCCGTTGGCAGAGTAGCACCGCTCACTTCCCATCGTTATTCGCCATCGGTCACGCCTACATGGGCATCGGTCCCTACCGGCCTCCCCGGTCGGTGCAGCTGCACCAATCGGCGACATTCGAACAATTGGCGAGGCTACCGAGCGATCAGAATCCCCTGACGCTCGATTCACACAAGGCCAGCCGTCACCTGGAGGCTACGAGCCACGCGAAGGCATAATAGTCCTCGATGGTGCCCGCGTCGGTCGCTGGATGTTCGATCGGATGGCGAAGTATGCATCCCGCCCAGCCGCTGGGATAACCGGTATAGATCCACGCATCAGCGCAACATATCCCGGCGCTCCGGCCGATGCATGAGCAGGTAAAGGGGCAAGGTGACCTGTATGCCTGATATCGTGCTGCTGCTCGGTCCCGTTGCCTTTCAGGACTTCGAGATACCTTCTGGAATAAATTTCGGCGGCAGGCAGCGACTCGCGTTGCATCGTCTGCCTGGTGGAGCAAGAATCATCGATGCACTCGGACGAGATGATGCAGAGATCAGCTTCTCAGGCATCTTTTCCGGATCGGATGCCACGCTGCGCGCTCGTAGTCTTGATGAAATGCGGGCAGACGGCATGACATTCCCCCTGATGTGGGACGTCTTTTTCTACACGGTCCTGATCAGCGACTTTCACGCCGATTATCGCAATGGCTGGTGGATTCCCTATCGCATCACGTGCACAGTGCTGCGTGATGAAGCTTCCTCGCTCATTGGGCAGGTCGTCTCGCTGGCAGCCTCAGCTCTCTCAGATATTGGCACTGCATTTGGGTATGCCGGAGATGCCGGCATCGACCTATCGTCGCTCCAGACTGCCCTGGGAGCGCCAGACGCTACCGTGCGTGGAACCGCGGCGTATTCGGCGACTCAATCCAGTCTCGGCGACGGCCTGTCCGTTGTCGATGGTTCGATCGATGCCGCCAATGCCCGGCTTGCGACCGTCGATCCCGCGGGAGCCGGGTCGTCGACGGACGGCGCGGCGAGACTGATCGACGCGACCGACGCTGCCGGGCAGCTCAGCTCCCTGACCTGTGCAAGTTCCTATATCCGGCGGGCTACGATCAATCTGGCCAACGCAAGTACATAGTCATGAGAACCCTCACGGTGGCCGGCGACAATCTATTCCGCATCGCTGCCGAGCAGCTAAATGATGCGACACAATGGATACGCATTGCTGAGCTGAACGGCATCTCCGATCCGATACTTTCCGGAGTGACAACTCTGCTTTTGCCGGCGATTGACCGTACCGCCGGAGGTGGCGTTGCCGCCCAATGACTCACCGATGGGGTGGCGTGCACCACGATTGCGCGCAATTGCCAACGGGGAAATTCTCTGTGGTGCCATGGAAGCAGAAGTAGTCTCCAACAATCACTATGCGGCAGATCGATTCAGTGCTTCGGTGGCACTCGGGATCGATCAATGGGCCGACATCTCTTTCTGGGGCGGCGAACCTGACATCCTGCTCGAGGTACAGTTCAGCCTCGATGGCGGCGCCTCCTTTACCAGCCTGGTACAGGGTGCCGTCGACAGTATAATGATCGATCCCACACTCGGCATGGTCCATCTAGAAGGCCGTGATCTCACAGCTTCGCTGATCGAGACGCGTACCCAGGAGACGTTTTCCAATCGGACTGCGAGCGAAATCGCATCATTGCTCGCCGGTCGCCACAATCTGGCGCAGCAGGTATTCGCAACCACGACACCGGTCGGTCGGTATTATCAAGACGAGCACGATCGCATCACTTTGAATCAGTTCAGCCATTCGACGACCGAATGGGATCTTCTCATCTTCCTGGCGCGTCAGGAAGGGTTCGACGTGTTCGTTCAGGGCCAGACGCTCTATTTTCAACCTGCAACCGAGCCGACCGAAATCGCGGCATTGTTTCAACCAGATGATCTGATCGATTTGAAACTCGAAAGATCCTTGACCTTGGCACGAGATATCGAGGTGGTGGTAAAGAGCTGGAATTCGCGCCAGAACAGCGCGTTCGTACAGCGTGCACGTGCCAACGGCCGCTGTGTCTCCGGCAAGTCTGCAAGCCAGCCGCAACAGTATGTACTTGTTCGACCTAATCTGACACCCGATGACGCGTTGAAACTTGCGCAACGGACATTGGCCGAGCTAACGCGACATGAGCGCACGATCGGGATGACCGTTCCCGGCGAACTTATGTTGACTCCACGGAGCATTATCATGCTGGAGGGGACCTGTTCGGACTTCGACCAGGCATACTACATCGACGTCATCGAACGGCGGCTCCACCAAACAGGCGGGCTCACCCAGCATATTCGCGCGAAGAACACTTCTCCACGTACCGAGACGACCACGCCCGGGGATTTGAGTGGTCACGGTGGGATTTAGCACATGGAGCGGCTTCTCAACATTGTTAAGCAGCACGCTGGCGCATTGGATCAAGGCGGCAGTCAGCCGCGATTCGGCACGGTCACCTCGGTCAATCCTGTAGCTGCGACGGCGCGCGTAACACTGCAGCCAGAAGGCGTTCTGAGCGGCTGGTTGCCAGTACTCTCACCCTGGATCGGCGCCGGATGGGGCATATGCTGCCCCCCGTCACCGGGCGATCAGGTCCTGGTTCTTGCGCAGGAGGGTGATGCCGAGCACGGCGTCATCGTCGGACGATCGTTTTCCAGCACTCAGAACCCACCGGCCACACCAGTAGGTGAACTTTGGCTGGTCCATAGCTCCGGCAGTTTCGTCAAGCTGCAGAATGACGGCACAATCCGAATGCACGGCGATCTTCATGTGGCTGGTGACATTTACGATTCGCAGGGCTCGTTGTCCCGGCTGCGTGGTCACTACAACGACCATACGCATTCGGACTCCCGCGGAAGTGCAACGTCTGTAACCAATCAACCGGACTGAGCCTCATGGCAGACGCCTTCCACCAGTGGGGATCCGATCTCGCGACCGGCTCAACCGGCGATATCAGCACAATCTCGGGCCAACTACTCGGCCAGCAACGTGTCTTGCGGCGACTTTTGACCAACCCTGGTGAATACATCTGGCAGCTCGATTATGGCGCAGGGCTGGCGCGCTTCATCGGTCAGCCGATCAGTCCACTGCAGATAAGGGCCGTCGTCCGAAGCCAAATATTCAAGGAGTCGGCAGTGGCCAGGCAACCCGAGCCGGTGATCGATGTGCAGGTATCACCCGGCGGAGCAGCAGGCACTGTGTACGTCTACATACGTTACGTCGATGCACACAACCGACAGACACAGGCTCTCTCATTCTCGGTCTCCGCATAGATCATGCAACTCTCACTTCGCAACTTCAATACTCTCGTGCAGAACATGGCTGCCGCGGTCGAGGCCTCGGCAACGCAACTTGTTGATCTGAGCGTAGGCTCGACGTTGCGCGCAGTCCTGGAGGCAAACGCTTCCATTGGCCTGTGGATGCAGTGGCTCATTCTGCTGGTATTGCGAATGACACACGCAGCCACGAGCAGCGGAGGTGATCTCGATAGCTGGATGGGCGACTTTTCACTGGCGCGGCTTCCGGCCATCGCCGCCACCGGCATCGTCACGTTCTCGCGGTTCACACCGACCGTGGCGGCCTTGATACCCGCTGGTGCGTTGGTCCGTACAGCGGATGGCACGCAAACATTCGAAATCAGCGTGGATACGTTGCTGACGGCATGGTCGCCCGCCAGCAATGGCTATGTCATCGCATCCGGTGTCGCCTCTCTCGACGTACCGGTCGCGGCCCAAACTGCGGGAAGTTCAGGCAATGTGCAGGCTGGCACTGTTACCTTGCTTGCATCGGCTCTGCCCGGCATAGACTCCGTCAGCAACGCGAATGCCTTCCAGAACGGGTTGGATGCCGAGACTGACGATGCATTCCGGAGCCGGTTCTGCAATTTCGTTGCGAGCCGCTCCCGCGCCACACCACTTGCCGTCGGTTACGCGATCTGCGGCATTCAGCAAGGCCTGAATTACACGATCCAGGAAAATCTATACCCCATTGGTACGCCATTCATGGGCAGGTTTGTCGTGACAGTCGATGATGGCTCCGGAAGTCCGTCAACCGCCTTGCTGTCCACGATCCAGGACGCCGTAGATGCGGTTCGACCGGTCGGGTCGATCTTCAGCGTCCGACCTCCGACAGTTATCATTGCGGATGTATCATTTACGATCCAAGTTGCCGCCGCAACGGCCAAGGGCCCGATCGCGGCACTCGTCGGTCGTGCCGTCGGTTCCTACATCAACACCCTGCCGATCGGTGTAGGGCTTCCTTTGACCAGGCTGGCACAGATCGCCTATTCGGCAAGCCCCGCCGTAATCAATGTCAGTCAGCTGCTCGTCAACGGCAGCCCATCTGACATCACTCCAACGGCTTCCAGCGTGATCAAAGCCGGCATCATTGCGGTCAACTGATATGACAGGCGATCAACAAGACATGCTGTCGCGGCTCCGGGCGGTTCTGCCGACAGGGTGGTTCCCTGACCAGGCCCCAGTGCTCGATGGTTTGCTCAACGGACTGGCCAGTGCGGGAAGCTGGGCCCATGGGCTGTTGCAATGCGTAAAGGCACAAACCCGGATCGCGACTGCGTCCGATATCTGGCTCGACATCATTGCGTCCGACTTCTTCGGCAGTCGGGTCATGCGGCGGAATGGCCAGAGCGATGAGACATTCCGTAGCAGGATCCAACGCGAATTGTTCAGGGAGCGCGGAACGCGCGGTGCGATCATTGCAATACTTACCGACCTGACAGAACGCGCACCCATGGTGTTCGAACCTGCGCGACCAACCGATACTGGTGGCTACGCATCCATCGGTGGCCCGGGCGCCGGGACAGCGTATGGCGTTGCGGGTGGCTGGGGCAATCTTGGGCTGCCGTTTCAGTGCTTCATTACTGCATACCGGCCGATCGGCAGTGGCATCGCCAGTATTGCCGGCTGGGGTGGGAACGTCGGAAGTTACGGCCGAGGCGCCATTGAATATGCCAGCTTGGAGATGGTACAGGGCCAGGTGACGGATAGCGATATCTACGCTGCTGTCGCCGATGTACTGCCAGTTGCCACAATCGGTTGGACCAGAATTACCAGCTGAAATCGATCCTGCCGACCTATATGAGGACCTCATGGACAGAAGCCTGGTTTATCCGGGAAGCATCCCGCTTGACTCCGATCTTCTGAATGCCAACCGCGATAGCATGATTGCGCTGGGTTATCTGGCGCAGGCGGTACTTGGCACCAATGTCGTGGTTGATGGGCTCCCTTGCGCTCCGACTGCCCCGGCGTCGCTGACAGTCATCATCGGGCCAGGCAGCATCACCCAGGTCTCGGTAGTG